ATTTCTTATCTGCCTCAATACGGGCCTGTGTCTCATTGTCAATAGCCGTCTGAAGCTGGTTGTCGGCGTCCTCCCGGGCCGTTTTCTCTGCGCTCAAGCCCTCATTAAACGTAGTCACAAGGTAGTGCAGAACTTCATTTGTGGAGCTGCTAACGCAGTTGGAGCCGGGCACATAAGCATCACCGGCGATCATTGCTCTTGTGACACGTACAAGCGCCCCATTGACCCAGACAAGATCGTTGACAGCTCTTGCAGCTGTCGCGGTGGGGCTGTGGCCCTCATCGTTGGGAGTAATGGCCTTTTTGACATCGGCCCAAAGTTCATCAAAATTGCCAATTTTTGTCCAGAACTCGGTGCGATCCAGAGAAACACCGGACGGCACCGGCTTTACGGAAAGATAGGCGTTACCGTTGCTGTCCACAACAACGGTATTTGCCTCATACTGGCTTGTGATGTCCCACTGAATAGGGTTTGCGTACTTGATTGTGGCCAGACTGACGAAATTCGTCAGTTTGGTATTGAACTCGTTTAACTTATCCATAATCCAATCAAGATTGAGATCATGGAAATTGGTGTAGGGTGCTCTGTGAATAGGATTGATACTCATAAATCACATCTCCTTAATATACCAGCAAACAAAAGTTCGCCCGGATGTCCGTGACGATTTTATGGACTGCATTTTCCATTGCAAGGGTCAACTCTTTGGCAATAAGGTCTTGCGGGTCTCGCCCTGCCCGGCCCTTCTCGGTCACGGTATCTTTGTAGCCATCGTGTAACTCTGAGATGTTGTTATCGGTGGTTGTCTGATCGGTGGTGGTTGTGTCCGTGCCGCTGCTGGTAATGGTGTTTCCAGTTCCAAGGGCCGTTGTACTCTTTTCAGCGGTTTGCAATGTCCCGCTGTCAAACCCCGTGACGTCCCGGGTGGTGCTGTCGCTGCCGGTATTATGGCCGGTGGTGGTCAGGTTAGGTGCTCGGGTAGTTATTCCCTTCACGCCGTTTGTGCGGTTGATTGTGCCGCCGCTGGTTCCTGCATGGTCGGCGGTTCTGGTTCTGTCATCGGATGCCAAAACATCGTATTTAAGGCCCAGCGCCTCGGCGTACCGGGTCCAGCTCGGGAGCATGGTTTCAGAATAGACGCCTAGCGCTCTGCGCATAGCGGGGCCATCCGCGTATAATACTTCCAATTCCAGCGTATCAACTAATAATTGATTGCAGACAGTTTCTTTAGAGACACTGTCAGGAACTTTCAAGTCGTCGAACAGCTCCGGGTACCCTACCAGTAGGCCGTTAAAACTCAACGTCGCGTGCATTGTTGTTCACCTCCTTTACGTCAGTATCGGGAGGAAATCGCCAATCAACCCATAGCTGTGCTTTGTCAATTCCAAACAGCTTGTGAACTCGTTCGCAACCACGCTGCAAGCTGTCCAACCATAGCGACGCTTTAGCGGCAGTCTCGACGTTGTTAGAATTGACTTCATCGGTCAGCATCCGTTCTTTCTTGCTGGTATTTGTATTGGGGATGCCCACTTCAGTATCGAACAGGGCTTTAATGGTTTTAAGGGCTGTGAGCAGTTCGTTTGTGATGAAGTTCCCTTTGAGGTCAGTTGCGAAATACATCCATGGGGCTTGCCCGGATGCCCCATTTTTGGGCGCTTTGAGCAAAGAGGAATCCACAAAAACGGCGGGGTCGCCCTGCATGATCTGGTCGAACATCTTTTTAAAAGATTCTGCACCGGCCTTGTTACCAGAGGCAAACACATACGCCAACCGGCTGTTAATTAAATTGCTTTGGATGGTCTGGGCAGCAAGGGCCATCATATCCCCATAATAGGCCACAATATCCACCATACCGCGGTAATCGGGCTGCAAATTGATGATCTCGCATTGCTTCCCGATTTGCAAATAGGGGGACCCTTTGATAAAAGGGTTTGCAATGATGGAGTGTGTGGGATTATAGAAAATGTTGATGCCGGTCAATCCCATTCGGTCATATACGAGGCCGTAGCGGTCAGTATCGAACACCGTAACACCTCCGGAACCGAATACAAGATATTGCAAGCGGTTACTGGGCCAAGTGTCGGGGAGCGTCCATCGGACCATAGATACCGCTTCAAGAAAGAGGTACTTGCGGAAATAGTAGGATAAGCTGTTACCCTTGGTGTGCATCACGGAGGGAGTCACCGGCGACACATGAGCGTTAATCTGCTCATAGCTGTAGGGTGCGCTCATAACAGATGACCTCCTTTAGACATTTTAAACAGTAACCAGATCGGTAACTTACCGGTGGGCCAAGGCCCGGGGTCAGGGCCTCCGCCGGAGTCCCATTCTACTTCCCATGTGCCGACCTGATTCGGGATTCTGATAATGCTGGACGGGTCCCTCAGGTTTCCGGCGGCATCGGCGTACTCCCAATGCGTGTGAATGCCTGTAGCGTTGCCGGTTCTGCCCTGTGTGCCTATAAACTGCCCCTTGGAAATGGTGTCGCCAACGTTCCAAATTTGCGAGGCAAAGTGCGCGGCTCGCCAGGTGGTGCCGTCGGCCATTCTGACTTTGATCATATTACCCCAGGACTGATCGCCCGAGGTGCTGCCATTCCAGTGCTGAGCCACGACCACAACGCCCGCTTCGGGCGCGTACGCTTTATGATTACCGTGTACTGTGTCAATGCCCCGGTGGGGACTGCCGTCCGAGTACGCCGGATAACCGGCTGTCACTCTGATTGGCGACACGTCAGTAATACACTGTTTATATACTGCCATTGTATACGCCTCCTACTCTAAAAAGAACCCATTTTTCATATAGCTTTTGACGCTGTCAATCTCGGCGGCTGTTGCGGGCAACGCAATATCGGGGTCGTCTACCATAATGAACCCCGGAATTGTGGACAACTGTACCCGCTTGCACAAGGGCCGTCCGTGGTCATCATTGTTGTCATCCACAAGAATTTTAAAGCGGGCGACCATATAAGGCACCGAATCAAAAGCGATTGTAGACCCTGTGGCACCCTTACTTGCAACATCCGCGTTGGTTGCTTGTGCAGCATTTAGAATACCGTTTCCGACGTCTGAAAAAGATCCCCCGGATAATGCTGCTTGGAGACCTCCGAACGCAGCAGCAACACCCGTTTGCAGCAGTCCTCCGCCCGATGGTATATCAAATGTAATATTTGAAAGTTGAATAGGTACCCCGAGTTTAGCGGTTGTCTCGTGTACTAGCTGATTTGTATCAGTAAACACTCGCAAGATACTGTCGCCGGTGAAAAGATCCACCGTATACTGTATAGATAATGTTGCAGCGCCCCACAATTTAGAGGCATCAAGGGGAATTACTCCAAATGGCTGCAAGAAGATAGTGTAGTCCGTGTAGGGGGAGGCATTACAATACCCTCCGCGGCTTGCCGCTTGAGGGTGCTTCGGGATACTCACGCTCACCGATTTTGTTAATTTGTTATTATCTGCTCCCAAAATCCAGCACGGAATATCTACCGACCACCACCCAACATCTACACTAGAAACAAGCGGTAAATGTGCGGTGATTTCGGCAATACTGAATGGGAAGTAGTTACAACTTACGATATACTGATAGGGATTAAAAAGTATTTTTGTTAAACTGTCACTAATCTCTGCATTGTCTATACTAAGGTACGACACATCGGTTAGTAATTTGGCGGAGAGTTTTTTAGCGTTTCCAGGAGTCATTACTACATAAGTGACAGCTCCAATGGAGTTAGCGGCTTTGGCTATAAATCCAATAACAAAGAAGCCCCCGCTGATTGTTTCAGCGAACCCCCCTTGAAAAGCGGTTGTCACACTTTGCACTTTAGCCGTCGCCGGATAAAGACCATCTGAAATTGTACCATCAAACCGAGCCGACGACCTCGCCACATACTCTGTAGAGTTTCCAATTTGTTCTCGATAACTCGCCAGCGTGTCAACAGTCAGCGATGCAGTCCATAGGCCTTCAGAATACGTCCAGTTCTTAACCCAGTAGTAGCGGCTAAATGTAGGCAGATAGCAATAGTTATATCCCGTCGGGTCACTCTGTGAGGCAGTCTTGATTTCGGGGTTGATAATGTTGCAGGGGGCTTTAAGGTCAATTCCAAACTCATGACCGCCGCTGGGCCGCTTTGTGCTGTTTGTGCGCTTTGCAAACTGGTAAAATATAGCTTGCATTTTGCACCTCCTATAAAATAACCGGCGGGCAGATGCCCGCCGGTGCCGGTCAGGACTTCGAGGGATCCGCGTCCTTGTGTGTAGTGGTTTTCAGGGTGGAGGCTCTGGCGGCTCTGCCCGTGCTGGGCACAGTGACGTCTCCGGCGGTCATCAGGAACAGAACGGCGTTCTCGGTGAAGTCGTCGTACCACGACCACCCATAATGATACCAAAAGTTCGTATACAGGCCACGGGCGTTCATGGGGGTCGGGACCACGCGGGACAGCTTAGGAGTGTATCCGATTGCATCCCAGTCCAGCAGGCATCCGAACACATTGGACAGCTGCACCGCAGCATTCTTGGATGCCACACCGGCGGTGCTGGTCACAACAGGCGTCGCAGAGATGGTTTCGCGCTCGTCGATGTTCTGCCAGAATGTGACCTGTTCGGCATCGCGGTATTTCAGCATATTGTCATGGAATACCTCGGGAATTACGCGGGCGTCGATCTGACTCTGCGTCCCGCTGTACAGATAGAGGTGCTGACGATCATACGGGGTGTGACGCATGATGTTGTACGTTACGCCGTTGATCTCCCAGTTCTGATGCCAGTTGATGGAGCGCTCTTTCATCAGGCGGGAAATGTCATTGATGCGGCCATAGGCGTACTTTGCGAACCCCGGGAAGTTCGCTTCCTTATACACATCCTGCACGGTCAGTTTCGTGCCCTGCTGGGCGTTGTACTCATCGAGCAGATAAATAACGCTGTGGGGGCTGGTCACGGTCATGCCGGTCAGATGATTGGCCATCAGGTTATTGGCCAGGTTGCGCCGATCGGCCTCGATCTGGTTCGACAGATGCAGCACGAAAGCAGACCAGAACTGCGCCAGTTCCTCGGGGCCTTTGAAGGCTGCTTCCATCTGGGTATCTGCTTGCGTGTACACACGACTGTAGTTGGTCTGGCCATAGTAGTTAGTCTGAAGGACTTTAGGCTTGTGGACTTCGTACATATCCACGCTCTGGCCTTCCTCCAGCGCCCACGCCTTGTCGGTGACGGGGTCAGTGTCGCAGAAATTGATCTTCCGCACATGGTTAGACCAGTCAGCGCCCGTGACCTGCAAGCGCTTCAGGGGAGCATCGTAGGGACGGACGGCAAAGATGGTACGGCCCAACACCTGACTGATCGCCTTGGTGTAATTGTCGGTGCCGGTCAGTAGCGTGGCTTGCGCAACAGAAACGAAACTAGACGTGTCCACGATGGGCGATGTCGGTTTCTGACCGGTGGCCATTTCGTTAATCTCCGTAAGAATTGCGGCAATGTCCGCAAAATCCATACCAAGAGGCATATTACTTCACTTCCTTTCCGTAGGTCGGGTCGATGATTCGGGCTGTCACAGTAGCGGCATCTGCCGCCGGCTGCTGCTGGATACCAAGGCCCAGCGCGTTTGCTTGCAACGTCTGGGTCATAGTCTGCATTGCCTGGGCGCTGGTCTGCTGGCCCTGCAAAATCTCCCGCAACAGGGTTTCGAGGCCGTCATACTGCGGCGCGGGCTGCGGCGCGGGCTGCGGCGCTGGCTGCAGCGCGGGCTGCGGCGCTGGCTGCAGCGCGGGCTGCGGCGCTGGCTGCAGCGCGGGCTTCTCCATAGCTTCGATCTCTGCTTTGGTGTATCCGGCCATTGCGAGGGCCGCTTTTTCACTGATTTTCAACTTTTGTCGCCTCCATTACAACGTATGTGTCATGTGCCAGGCATTTAACGACCTGGTCTTTGTCTCCTTTGGACAGAGGGCCCACCGCGCAATACTGCCGCGTGTGAACGACGTCTGCCCAGTCGCTATAGTAGCCGATTTTCAAACGAGTGCACAGGTCAGCCAGCAGAAACGCACGCTCGTTTGTGATCGACTGGGCGAAAATGATATAACAACCCATTGGTTAATCCCCCTTGAGTTTTGCAAAAATTTTAGTAAGAGGCCCCACCAATTCAGGGTTGATCGTTCCGATATTCTCGATGATGCTGCCAATTTCCATCAAGACAAAATAGGCGCAACCGATGGCCGAGAAAGACACATCGACGTTGACGCCCACAATGGGCAAGTAAAAATCAGCGGCAGCAAGCAACCCCACGGCCAGAACTTCCCCGAGTTTGTGGTAAAATCCCTGGCGCATCACGCTGGAATCGAAACCAGTAGTAGAAAAGGCTTTAACCATACCACTGACTACATCCATGCCGATAAACACCAGAACGGCCAAAACTGCATAAACGTTCATATATAGCATCACCTCCCTCAGGTACAAGTAAATCCCAGGTTCTTGCGCTGGCTGACGCATGCCCGCTCCTTCTGGGAGCTGCCTGTGGGCACCTGGGATTAACTTTATTATATACTAACCGTATAAAAAAGTCAAGTGCCACAATACTCGCGGAAAAATATTTCGTCTGAGTAGCGCTCGAACTCAATTTGCCTCTGCAAATACGCGGGCCAGATATACCCATACGCGGCCCTAAAACGTTTCCGCTCATAGTCGCCGGTGCCATAGGTGGGCAACTCGCCCGACCTGTGACGGCACACATAGTAGAGGGGTCTACTCTTATGCTCATAGATGCAGCACCGCCCAATTTGAACAAGTGGGTAGTATTCCCGGAGGGGCCGGGATACAACCAAACTTTTCTCCTCGGCGCTGTACTGGTTTTCAATAGCGGACCTGTAAAAATCTGTACCTGTCATGGACCTATAGAGGGCCGTATTGGCTTTCTCTTTGGCAATAGGGCTGTCCACAAGATCGATCAACAGAATGCCCTTATTAGCCAACAGCTTGACGCGCTCTTTCTTGCCGATCATCTTTTCGACTGTATCGGTGATTTCCCACTGCATATAATAGGGGTTTGCCATTCCAACAGCGTTCGACATACACAACAGCGTCAGGGGCTTTTGCCCTTGCAATTCGCGGTTACGGTTGACCGTCTCATAAATGTTGGCAAGGCCCACACCCTCGCCCCGCCGGTAATAGTCGGACTCTTCTTTCTGGTATTCGTCCAAGATAATTATATTGGTATGGGGGCTTGAAAAACCACGGGTGCGAGCAAGAGTCACCACACTACCCACTACGCCCGACATCTTGGCCGGTTTTATGGGTGCTCCTGTATCCGTGTAGGCTCCTGCATTGCCCACTTCATACAGTCCCGCGATTTTAGGTATTTTAAAAGGGGCATAATGTGTTTGCAGATCATAATTCAGCGGAGACCACGGCCACATACTGGGCGACGCACAAATAAGTTCCGCTTGCTGCGGAGTGCGGCGCAAATACAGAAATTCTTCCTCTGTCTGGTGGACGTGTTTTAGCGCTCCATAAGTTTTGCCTGTACCACGTCCGCCCCATATAAAAATAATAGATGCCCCGGTGGACAAAATGCCATCTTTTTCGGAAAAATTCGGCCACCCTTCATCAGTGTACAGTTTAATCATCAGACAACCTCCATAATCTTGTACCCTAATATCTTTGCGTATTCGTCGGTAATTCCCAATGTGTACGTATTATCACAAATACACAGGTTTCTTGTTATATGTACCGTGTGCCCATCAACCACAAAATCGGGCACATTGGGCCGGTCATTATAAATAACCTGATTTCCGGCGGCAAGACAGAACGTAAAGCCAGGCTTGAACACCTCAAAACCACCCCATAGGGCCAGCTCCAAACCGCCTTTCCGCTTGCTAACTCCTGCTATGGTAGTAGTAATTGGCCCGCCCTTTTTATAGGTAGTCGCGTATTTTTTAGCGCCCCACGTCATAAACTCCGCATAGCTGCGCTCTTGCTCATACACGCCCATATAATGAATATTGCCTTTTGGGTCTGTAGCGCAAGCGCCGTTATCTTTCGCCAGCTGCTTCACAGATTTGTTAAACTCCGCTAAATCAATATTACCCATGTATTTAACACTGTCTGTATCGCAGTACACGCCATTTTTGCCCGCGGCCCATTGTGCTATTTTTAGGCGCTTGCGGGTGTGAGCGGTTGTCCATACGCCCCATTGGTAAGGCAAAAACAAGTGGGGGCGATGCTCGTTATAACTGCCCTCCGGGTCGTCGGTGCACTCGCTCCAAAGATTGTCGGGGTCATCCTCGTCGAAAAGTGTGTCCAGCTGCAAGGGGTCTTGTGCGGTCATGCCGTAATAGCTATTGAGATCGCCCTTAGCCTTGACATAATACAAATCTTGACCGGCCACACCTTTAAGGGATGTCTTGCCGGTATAACTCTCTTTTACACAATCCGTCAAGGGCTTTGGCAGTTTGCCATAATCGGACGTGTACAGGTTCAGAACGTTAAGAGCGTCCCAGTCATATTCTTTGGCAATGATTCTAAAATCTATATCGGTTATGGTAATCTCGAAATGTTCAGCAGACAGCAGACGGCCATTGTCGTTAATGTATCCTTCGCAATGCCGTACTTTTGCGAGTGGAATATAAGGAAACCCCCACCACTTGAAACGCTGACGCAAACCTTTCACTTGCAAACGCATCAGACACGCCTTGCCGTGCCTCATACATTGCATCAAACGCTCTACGGTGGCCGGTTCCTGCCTAAATGGAGTCATAGGAAAAAAACATTCGCATTGAACGGCAGGGTACGCACTCGACATATCCACGGAACCGACGTTTTCCAAATGTATCCCCACATAATAGCGGTTAGCGTGCGTGTCACCGCCTCGAAACGCCTCCCGTAACATCTGGTACAATTCCCACGACGGCAAAAGGCGCTTAACCCGTTTAATGCCCCATTCATACATTGCTTCGCGTGCCATCCGCCGGACGTATCCGGTGCGCGTTAATGGTAGAGTGTACAGGTCATCACCGTCTCGCTTCATCTCGATTAACAGGCACTCCACAATACACCTAACATCATTGATACAGTACGCTAATTCTGTAGACGTTAAAGGCGTCCATGGGTATCGCACCTTTGAATAATCAAGTGCCCCCGTCAATTTGGCATGAGGGGCGCCAAGCTGTTTGCCCCAGGCATCCAGGGACAAATTGCTGTGTCGCATACTGCATCGGTACTCAATAGCGCGGTTGTCACATTTCAGAACGCGCCGGGGCTTGCTGGCAAACACATCGCCCGGGCCGAAATCCAAAATACCCGACAAATATTGGAATTCATGGGCGAGATTATGGACGTACATACACAGAAACCAGTCACCCTGCTGGCCGCTGTTTGCTTGCAAATAGTCGCTGATTGCTCCCGTAAAGTTCAGCCACTCGTCCCACGTCCTACCAATAATGGTAATATCCAGACCAAGTTGACACTGCCAAATATACATTATGGTGTGTGGATTGTCGTCCGCATCAACACATACTCGGCTAGTCTCAATATCAAACGCGCACGGCATATTCACATACAAGCGCTTCTTGTTCGTTTTGCGTTTCTTGCCTTTTGTGTGTTTGCGGTCTAAATGCTCCATAAGCCACGGGACAGGGTTATAATTACAAGCCTCCGCCAAAACCTCCGCGCAGGTCGGCGGAACTGCTGCCGTCGCTGTAGTCCCATTCTTTACCATAGTTGACCTCGCCTTGCTGCCACTTTACAAAATCGTCAATACTGACATTGTAGCCGCCTTTCTCGCGCCAATACATAACGGGTTGGTCAGACGGATAATAATAGACGCCCGATGCTTTCACGATCTCCCACCATTCCGACAGGGCCGTGTACTGATCCTCGGGCACGTCGGCTACATCAATACCGCCAACTTTCATTTTTTGCGTGAATTCTTCACGTGCACCGCCCACGGTGGAACCTTTAGAACGCACAAAACGCGCTACATCCGCAAGCGCCTGTTCCAATGCTTTGCGGTCTCCGTGCATTGCCTTTAGGGTTGGAAAACCTCCGGCAAATTCTTTATAAACGTCGCTTGTGCCGCTGATGGTGTCCGCGGATAGGCGCTTAATACGCTTCTGCGCAATGTCGCGAAGTCGAGTGTATTCTTTGTGCATCTGATTATCTGGCCAAGTCTCCAAGGCATAGGGGGTATACAGCTCGGCACTGTATTTAAGGGTTGCCCTTGCTTTAGCTGTGCCTGCTGCCATGTTTCTTGCGCTCCTTTCTATTCATAATCATATAATACCAGTTGAGGGGGTCTGCTTCAATTCCTAGGCCGTTAAAAATGATTTTTGCCCATTCAGAGCGGAAAAACTTTACATCATTTGTTATGACTCCACTATATACAATGGCCGTTGCGAGGTAGATCAAAGAATCGTCGCAGTTAAGCAAGGATAATCTGTTATCTTTACTTTTCATGGGGCCTCCTATAATAAATAAGGGCGGCCATAGGCCACCCGCCGGTTAGAACGGCAAATCGTCGTCATCTCCCGCATCGTCTTCGTCGTCTTCGTCGTTATGGCCGGAAATAACAAGTTCCGGATAACCCTTGTCGTTTTCCTCAACGGTCAGAACAACATTGCGCAGGGTGATTTTGCGCATCCAATCGGATACGGTCTCATCGGGGTCGATCTTGACGGACACAGACGGTGCATCATATTTGCCGGATTTCAGCCACATTTCACCATCTTCAATCTGCACCGTGCCTTTAAATTCTGGCAGCTTGACGTAGCTTATGTTGGATTTAAGGGACTTACCGGTGGACTTACCGGTGGACTTTTTGTTGCGTTTCATCATGGTATTGATTCCTTTCTGCCCTGTCTCATCAGTACCGGACGGGCTACCCGGTAGACGGCCCGTAGGCCGTTTCGACTCATTTCTTGTCGTATAAAGAGTACTTGGCCCTGACACCATCTCGGACGTGATCCGTGCCCTGATACATGAGATCGGCTGACAAGCACGTCCCTTTGAAGCCCTTAAGCGTCTCAACTTGCTCGTCGCAATGCTTGAGTGCTTGCTGATAACCGGCCAGCCACGCACGATCAATTGCGGCCCGAATGGATTCTTTAGGATCCTCATACTCGCAGCACGTCAGCGACCCGTCGGGGTGTATCTCAATGATGAATTTACGCATTTCCATTTGTGGAATCTCCTATCTGTAAAAAACTCAAAGTCTTTGAAAGACTGACAAGCATCTTGATGCTGTCGATAATATCGTTCTCTGTCAGTTCTAGGATATTCTCACCATCAAGAGTAATATTATCATCGTTTAAATCGATAGTAATCGTAATTTCTTTTTTCATTGGAGTACCCCCCCTTTCTTGTTTCTTTCATTGTCTATATTATACCATACACTAAATTGTATATGTTGCTATTTACATTGTAAAAATTGCTGTACTCCCCTACCCTACCGAGTGCAGAGGGAGGGATTTTTTCTTATAGGTATGTTAGCAATGACTAACTACTATATATTGTGTCTATTGGCATTTTGCACAAAGTTTTGGCCCTTGGGGAAAAAATTTTTGTGCAATCTGCTATTACGTGT